ATACCATATATTTTTCTTGCTGACAGTTGCACGTAGTTGCAAGTAGTTGCAAACAGTTGCACATAGTTGCATAAATTTTTATTCGTGGAAGGCTTTTGACCGTTCAGCCCTGGCGAAAAGCCTGTTCAGGGCGATTTCTCTTTGTCGATAGACGGTTGTCCTTTCGACTTGAAGGAATTCGGCCGCTTCGTCGTATGACCTGTAAGGATAGTACAGGGCAAGAAGGACGCATTTCGAACGGGTGTCCAGGGTATAGACCAGGTTTTGAACCTCTGTGATCTGTTGAAGCTGGCGTTCCAGATTGCCGATCGCTTCGTTTGCTCTTTGTCTTCTTCGGTCGCGCTTGTCGACCATGCGAACCAGTCTTCCGTCTGGGTCAGGTGAAGACTGGACGCGGACGCCGGCGTCGGATAACTGACTGGACGGGTAAGCCGATTCAAGAATGAATTCCAGGTCGGCTTCCAGGGCTTCCTTTTCGGCGGCGATCTGTGCTTCTATGACACGCGCTTCCTGATCATGGTTCCGAAGGATTTCCATGACCCTTATTCTGACTTTGCTTTCTTTGGGTTTGTCCATGTATCTTCACCGCCTTTCCCCAGTCTATTTTCAGAACGGAATATCTTCGTCGGTCACTTCGAAGCCTTCGGACGTCATGGCGCTTTCGGCGTAGCTTCCGGCGGCGCTTTCCTTTTTGGCGTCCGCAAAATAGACAGAATCGGCGACGATTTCGACGGCCTTGTGTTTGCCGCCGTCGTTATCTTCCCAGGATCGTGTCTGTATGCTTCCGACGATCGCGACGCGCTGGCCTTTGGCGAAGTGCTTCGCGACGAATTCAGCAGTCTGGCGCCACGCGATAATATTGATATAGTCGGCCTTGTCGCGATTGAAACGGCGGTCGACTGCCAGGGTGAACGACGTGACGGCCGTTCCTTGTGGCGTGTATTTCAGTTCGGGGTCGCGTACCAGGCGCCCCATAAGTTGACACTGATTCATTGTGTTTCCTCCCTTCGGGATCAGAATTTCTTTCCGTGTTTGTACGGGCGGCCTTCATTGTAGGCCATTTTGATTTCGATTACTTCTTCCAGGTCGATTCCCAGGTGTCCGCAAAGGTCCGCGATCCGGATCACCGCGTCAGCCAGTTCGACGGCCACGCCTTCGGGCTTTCTGCTTCTGTGCTTGCAAAGGCTTTCTTTGCCGTACATAAGACATTCGGTTTCGTCTTGTGGGGTGCAAATAAAGTTGTCGCTTTCGTTACAAGCGAACCAGATGTCGGGGTTCCCGTTGCGTTCTTCTTCCAGGGCTTCGGAAAGTTCACTGTGAATCAGTGCGATCGCCGTTCCAAAAGGAAGGGGTGGTTCCCAGAATCCGTGTTTCACGGCGTTTTCATGTGCTTTCGTTACAAGTGTTTTGATTTCCATATCGTTTTACCTCTCTGTATCAGAAATAACTTTGATTCGGACTTCCTGGCGGCCGAAGTGAAGGGCGCCTTCGTGGCTATTGAAGAATACGTCGATCTTCTGTCCGCTTATGGCTCCGCCGCGATCCTGGACGATCCGTTCGCCTATGCCTTCTATGTAAAGGATAGTGCCTGGCGAATAGACGGACCAATCGGCCGCGATTGTGACGCCTTCTTCGGCTATGGCTCCGCTGGCCGTGTAGACGATACCGTCAGGGCGGTTCAGCGCCCATTTTCCACAGCATATTTCACAAGGACAGTAAGCCGTCGCCACGGCGTCGATCCATTCTTCCGGTTGTGTGGTTGGTTCATTTTCTGCAATGGCCACAGACGGCGCCAGAATGGCCGTGGTTTCGTTTAATTCTTCCGGTAGGATAATTCCTTCGGCGACTGCTTTATCGTCAGCCAGGGCGAAGGACGCGCCCACCAGGACCATTCCCAGGGTGATTGTAAACAGTCCGATCTTGAATCTTTTCAGTCTTGTCATTCGTTTTCACCGCCTTCCACTTCGTCGCCCCAGGAATCCCAGCCAGGGGCGGTCTTTCTTGCAAATAGTTCGATCATTGATCCCCCCCCGCAAGCTGAACGATCCTGTCACGGGTTTCGGCCGGCTTTTCACTGTGACGGCCGATCGGGACGTCGATTATACTATGGACTGACGCTGACGCGCGCTTCGGTTTGCCTTTTGTGGCCAGAAGACAGATTTCCGCGTTTGCGCGTGTCCAGTTCCCCAGGCCCCAGAACCAGGAAGGCGATTTTCGGTTTCGTTTCACCCAGACGAAGGCGGCTGTTTTGTACTGGAAGCCCCAGCGCCGGATCGTTTCCAGGGCGACGTCCAGGTTCGGGAATGTGGCCCACAGGAACAGAAGACAGTCGTCTTCGGCTATATCCTGAACCGGAAGGGAATAGATGTCTTCCGGCTTCATTGTGCGATAGTGTCTTTCGACGTTTCGCGTCTTTCCACCGGCCGCGTAGTTCCACGGCGGATCGGCGTATATTACCGAATATTTCTTTTCCGGAAACGGTATCATTCGGAATCACCTTCTTCCGGAATTGTTTCGAAGCAGTCACAGCGGACGACACGATCGTCGTCAGCGTGAATCGGGGAAGGAAGGCCGGCGTCGGTCCGTTCTATGAATTTTATACAATAGTCGCCGTCGCGGCGTTTCGCCTTGTCCTTGACGTATTGAATATGACGGCATTTCTTACACGAAAAGTCATATTTCCACTTCGGAAGGTTTGATTTCTTCTTTTTCATTCAGGCCACCGCCTTTTCGGCTTCTTCCAGGGTAAGGAATACGCTTCGGCCTATGTCATTTTCGGTGAACTGGTACGTCTGGAAGTTCGCCTTTATATTTCCGCGAAGCACGTTGAAGAAGAAAAGTCTGTCGGCGTTGATTCCGATAAAAATGACCTTTGTTTTCACCGGCTTTCGGCGGTATATGACATAGACGTCACCGTCCAGGGCTACCGGCGGAAATAAACCGCCGGCGGCCTTAAAATCGGCCAGAAGGTCGCGCGCCAGGAAGTCCATGACGCCTTTTCCGATTTCGTATGTGTGCCGGTGTTCGTTGGCGTGATATGCGATCCTGGCTTTTATGCGGTCCATTATGGCGTTTTCGTTTTTCATTACGACACCGCCTTTCTGGCGGCCAGGTTTTCCGCTGACCGTTGGTCACAGTAAGCAGAAAAGGCCATTTCGCGGATCACGTCGGGGATCAGAAGTGAAAGGTATTCGTCGCCGTAGCCGTCTTCGCCCCAGGCGCGGCCGGCGCTTTTGTTGGCGACTTCCAGTTTTCTTCTGGCGTAATGCTCTAAGTATGCGAACAGGTCTTCGTCGATTTCGAAGCCCATTTCTTTTTCGACTTCCAGTTGAAGGGCGGATTTGTTACCCATTGTTTCGACCTCCTTTCAGGCTGTCCGGCATTTCGGACGGAAGGTCCGCCTGGTGGATCAGGACAAGGTCGCTTCTGTCCACCAGGGAACCGTCGTGAAAGTGCGCGAAGGCACCACTGTTCAGGTTGACCGCTGTGTTCGGCTTCGTGGTCTTGATCAGGGCTTGTCCCTGATGTTCAAAGACGTCGCCGGCGGCGCATTGCTTAAAAGTCGTCTTCTTCATTGTCGTCACCGTCTTCCTGGCCTTCGGCAATTCTGCGAAGGACTTCTTCGACAAGCTGTTTCGAAGTGAATTCGGCCAACAGGGCAGAAGTGGAAAGTTCAACCTGGTCAGGCTCCACGGATAACGCGATCCCAGATTCCACGAAGAAAGCCGGCCGGACGCCACGGTAGCCATAGTACGCGTAGTTGCCGTTCAGACTGCCGTCCGTGCTGACAATGCGCGCAACGTGCGCGCTGCCGGCGTTCGGGGTGATCAGCCACCACCAGTCGTCAAGTTCAAGAAGGTCCTGATCGGCGTATTTCTCATACATGGTTTGTGTCAGAAGGGCGATCTTCGCCTGAATGGTTCCGTAACCTTCGCCGCCTTCGTGGTCAGCCAGGGACCAGTCAGCCGTCAAGATGTCCTTTGAACGGATAGGGCCTTCGGCCTGGTCGAACGTGGCCAGGAATTCGGTATTCAGTTCACGGTTCAGATTTGAGAAGCGCCAGTCGTTCGGATTTGCGGCCGGCTTTTCCGGTCTGGTCTTGAACGGCTGATCCGCGAAGTGGCGGTCAGCGATACAGGTATCGGCGATCAGAAGGGTTCTTCCGTCGGCGAAGTGTTCCAAAACGCGGACGTCGATCGGGCCGGCGTCGAAGACGGTCCCAGGGGTCAGGTCCTTCAAAGTCTTAATATTTGCCATGTCGTTTTCCTCCTTCGAATATCTCGATAGTCACTTCCACGCGGGGGTTCTTCGGGTCCACGGCGAAGTCGTCCGTGAAGCCCTCGATCTGGTTCCAGCCGTCGTTCACCAGGACGCCGGCGTGGACCAGGCTGTCCTGAATGAACTTCTTCGCGAAGGCGACGTTGTCCTTGTCGCGGCGGCGGTTCGGCTCGATCCAGCGGTAATGAATGATCACCGGCCGGTCGAAGCGGACACCGCGAAGCTGGGTCTTCACCATGAAGCCGATCACATTTTCGGCCTGTTTCTTCATGGCGGCGGCCTTGTACTTGCCCTTGACGGCGCGTTCCGCGTCTATGTACTCATTCAGGCCAGGTAAAAGGCCAGGGATCGTCACTTTCCAGGTTTCCACTTGCGGCCCTCCTTCACATTCCCAGGATTTCCTTCGCCCTGTCGCGGCGCGCGGCCGCGTTGACAGTCCTTCGGGAGTCGCCGGCCAGTTTCAACTTGATCGGACACATTTCCAGGACGCGGTCATAAATACGGGCGTAGCCCATAGACGACGGGTTCCGAAGGTCGTCCAGGGACAGGTTCGTCGTCACGATCAGGGGCTTCCCTGAACGGGACCTGGCGTCGACGACGTTGTAAATCTGCTCGACGGAATAGGACGTGTCCCGCTCGACGCCCAGGTCGTCGATCACCAGGCAGTCATAGCGGTTCAGCTTGTCCAGGAAGCCTTGTTTGTCCTCTCCGAATCCCTGAAGGCGGTTCATAATGCGGGGGAAGTTCGTCACGCTGGCCTTCACACAGCGGTCGATCAGGGCGTTCGCGATACAACAGGCCAGGAAGGACTTTCCAGTCCCGACGCCGCCATAGAACAGGATTCCGATGTTGTCGGCCTTCATTTCCTCCCAATGGTCGACGTACTTCCGGCACACGTCCGAAACGGCGGGGTTCCGGTTGTCGTCCTGGGCGAAGGTGTTGACCAGATAGGACGGGTCTGTGATCCCGTCGCGGCGAAGCCGTTCGCAGTCCTGGCGGAACTTGATCCGCTCTTCTTCCTTGCGCTGGGCTTCCTGGCGCTCTTCCTCGCACTTGCACATGACCGGCACCGTGACCACCTTCGGCGGGTCGGTGTCCAGTTCCAGGCGGTGTTCCTTCCTGGTGCGGCACCGGCCGCAATACAGAAGACCGTCTTCGCCGTGGTAGTCGCCGGCGCGCTCATGGCCGCGTCTGGCGTTCTGGGCGATGGTTTCCAGGACGTCGGTGAAGTCATTCATGGTCGTCACCGCCCAGGAAGTCGTCCCCGTCGCCGTAGTCCTTCGCCGCCGGCGGAACGGCGGCCGGCTTCACGCCGTCGGACTCGTTCCAGCGTTCGCCGCGAAGGAAGGTCGCGGGGTAGGGAATGAAGCGGCCTTCGTCCTTCGTCCATTGTTCGGACCGCTTCCAGCGTTCCACGCCGGCCACGATCCGGTCGACCAGGGCGTCGTCAGGGCTGATCTTCTTCCAGACGGACACGGCGTCCTTCTTCCCGACGCGTCGGGGATAGGAAGCCCAGAACCGGTCAAAACCGTCCGCCGCCCCGCGCCCCGAATGGGCGCGCTTCTCGTTTTCGTTATCGTTTCCGTTTTCGTTCTCGTTTACGTTTACGGGGACATTTGCAAGCATTTGATTTCCATTCGCCTGTTTGCATTTGCTATCAAACGAAGACGGTTCAGGGTATTTGCTGGACTTCGCCCTGGTCTGTTGGCATTTGCCCCAGTTCAGAAGTTTCAGGTACTTCTTCCCGTCTTCGGGGGCCGTGTAGGTCCCCACCATGTCTTCCCGAACCAGTTCGTTCAGCCAGGACCGGATTTTCTGTTCGGAAGGGGGCTTCTGGGGGAAGCACAAGGAAGCCAGAATACGGGGGTCGCCATAGTACAGGCCGAAGTCGTCGGCCTTCACGACCAGGCGCCAGAAGAACCGTTCGGCTTCGGCGCTGATCGCGGTCAAAGACTCGCTGATGATGATCGTTTCCTTAATGATACGGCTGGGCATTGTCTACACCACCTTTCACGCGTTGCGCTGGCACTTGCGGCACAGTTCGCGGCCGTACTTCCGAAGGGAATAGTCGCGTTCGGCGTCGCTGATCGGTCCGCCGCACACGGGGCAGACAGCGCCGCCGGCGGGGATAGCGGGAGAAGGGGCGCCCTGGGGCGCTCTCTGGGCCGCCTGGGACGTCTGCGCCGCGGGGGGCGGGGTCTGTGCCTGTCGGCCGCTCTGCGCGCCCTGGCGGCTTCCCTGGCCGCCCTGGTTTACCTTCTTCTGGACGCCGCCTTCGCACAGGAAACGGACGTTCCCGAAGCGGTCGACGATCGTCAGGTCCACGATCTCGCGGCGGTCGTTGTAGCCGATCTTCGTGACGGAGAACTTGACATTCGGATAGGTGCGGTAGACGTCGCGGCCCTGGACCTTCTCGACCTTCCATTCACCGTCGTTCAGTTCGACATAGGTGAAAGGGGCGGAATACAGTTCGCGGCCGATCCCGACGTTGAAGCCGGCACGTTTGAAGGCGTCGGACGCCTGTCCCTTTTCCTTTTCCGTGTTGCTCTCGACGCCGACGTCCTGTTTCTTCACCCAGGCCGCCTTTTCGTCGTCCCAGATTTCGATCGTACAGAACAGGTTCCCGTTGATCAGTTCGTGGGTCCTCTGCCAGTTGCCAGGGCCGAAGACCTGGTCCAGGATTCGCATATCGACGCGCGCGTCCTTGTAAAGCAGAAGGACGGCGCCGACGCGGCCGGTCTTTGCTTTGCTGACCGACTGAACGCGACAGTCAATGTCTTGTTCGGTAAGAAGGGGAATCGAAAGTTCTTTCATTGCGGTTCCTCCTTATTTGATTTGAAGGTTTCGGTTCTCCACAAGGGAAGCGCCGGACACTTCCTGGCCGGACTGGATCGCCTTCTTGATCGCGGTCTTGTCCGGTTTCGTTGTAACGGTTTCAACAACGAAGTCAGCCGGAAGGGCTTTTTCGTCGTCAATGCTTACGGCCACAGACTTTCGGAAGGAAACGCGAACCTTTGTGGTTTCGACCTTGTCACGGCCGGCGGCGTCCAGACACGCGGTCAGGACATTCTTCAAATAGTCGATTCGCTTTTCGGTCTGCTTGCGGCGCTTTGCCAGGTTGGCTTCTTCGGCTTTCAGGTCGCCGATAAAGACTTCGGAATTCTTGATGTAGCAAGCGACAGCTTCGCTTTTTTCTTCGAAGGCTCCGGACAGTTCGTCCAGTTCTTCGGCGTTCAGGATTTCGCCGGTTTCTTCGTCGATTTCCAGGTTGTCAAGGACCTTCAAATACTTGTCAGTGATTTCGTACAGGGTGTTATTCATTTTCGGAACCTCCTTCCAGGGTAGCGACCTTCGCTTCAAGGTCTTTCACTTGCTGATCGGCTTTCTTGTAGCGGTCGAACCAGTCGTTCGAACACTTCTTTTCATAGTCCAGATCGCTTTTCAGTTCAGCGTTTTCGATTAAAATATCCAGGACGAACGCCTTCACGGCGTCGGTGTCATAAAAATTCAGTTTAGCCATTGTTTTTCACTCCTTTTCGTGATATACTGTTCGTAGACTTTTTTGAAAGGGCCGTTTCGGTTGTTGTGGTGACGACGAAACGGTCTTTTTCTGTTTCTTCAATGGTGATCTTGCGTTCACCAAGCAGAAGAAGACTTTTGACGGCTT